TATTCCCTAAAAAGTATGAAAAATTTGTAAATATATATAATTCATATAATCTATATTTCCCTAAAAAGTAAAAAAAATATTATATAATATTCGGCGTAAGTTTTGATAACACTTTTTCAAAAGTGTAGTTTTGATAACACTTTTTCAAAAGTGTATATGAAATCGTGTTGTTATCTCACCTGTCCTTTTATTCTTATTTTTATAAAAATTTATTTTATTCTTTTTTTATTCTTTTTTTATTTGTAATAAGTATAAATGAATAATTGGAATCAATCCGTTGATAGTCTCTTAGATAAAATTCGTTTAAATTCTATCATGTTAGCATCTAAACATATTAAAAATCATTTATATTATTTGAATTGTTCCAAATATTTTGAAATACCGGTTATAATTCTATCAGTTTTTTCTAGTAGTTTTTCAGTTGGATCTGAAAAATTTATACATCAAGAAACAATATCAGTTGTTACTTGTGCAATATCAATGTTGGTTACTATTCTAACATCGACAAAATTATATATGAAAATAACTGAAAATTCTTCACAAGAGCAAGAATTAGCAATTCAATATAAAAGCTTGGCATTAGATATATTTAAAATATTATCATTACCAAAAGAAAATAGAGGAATAGATGGATTACTATATTTAAATAAAATTTATTCTAAATATACTAATCTAATAGAAAATAGTCAAATTTTAAATAATATTACAAAAAATGATAAATTATTATCATTACATCATAAATTATATATTGATGATGAAGAGAGCATTTCTTCAAATGAAAGTAATAATAATAATAGTAACCCAATTATAACAGAAGAAACTCAATTATAATTATTTTCTAATTTTTTTATTTTCAATATTAAATTTATTATCAATTTTATTTTCTTCATTCATTCCTATATTGTTATTTTTAAATAATAATTCTTTACTTTCTTTATCAGTGAAAAATAAAGAGAGCACATATTCATTCTTGAAAACATCATTTACTTTATCTAAATCTTCGAATAAATCGATATAAATTGATGCATCGTATATTATATTCTTCGTTCTAAACTTAGAAATATTTAAAAAATATATAAAAGCAAGACAGAAGAAACCACATAAATTACTCATTAATGATTGTATATTTTTAGTTGTATTTCCTATTTTATATTGATTACTTTTTAACAAATTTTTAATTTCTTTAGGTGGGTCTAATCCATACGAATCAAAATAAATTCCTTGTTTATCATCATCAACACAAAGGGCAACCCAATGACTTCCTTTATTTCTATTTCCATTTTCATCAAATTCGCTATTCAAATTTAATATATAACTTGAATTAGATTTAATTTCTTTTAATTTATCTTTATAAAAACATCCCTGAAAATTTTTTATTCCGAGTTTTTTAACTAATAAATCAATATCAAAATTAGATAACATTTTATTATATATTATAATTATATATTATATAATAAATTTATTTTTTTAATTTAATATTTTATTTTTTAATATTTTATAATTTTTTTATAAACTTTGATTAGAAAAAATAAATTTATCATCATAACCACCACCACCACACATTCCACAGCATTTTCCCCCCATAGTTAAACCCGAACCGCTTAAACGCATACCATTACCTTGAAGACGCAATCCAACCCCAGAAAGTTTAGTTAATTTATCTACATTTCCAGTTTTTTCATCTTTCATATATTCACTTATAGGGATTGTATATTTATTTTTTCCTAATTTATTTTCGCTTTTATCATAAATATCTCCAAGAATATTCCCAGTTGTTTTTCGCAAGGCAGTTCCTAATTTAGAATTTTTAATTTTTGAATTATATGTTTTTTTTATTCCAGAAAGACTTAATTTTCCTCCTTCCATTTCTCCTCCAAAAGCAGCTTTAAGTTGTCCCATCGGCGATTGTCTATCTTTTTGTTTATTCATTATTGATAACCCTCTTTCTCCTAAATCCATTCCTTTATTAACAACCCCTTCTGCAAACCCAGTCCATTTGTTCGCTTTTTTGAAACGACTTATTTTACCTGACTTATTACCCGATCCAAATAATCCTGTTCCTTCCATTTTATTTTCATCAATTTCTGCTTTTGATAAACCCATTACAATACCTTTTCCTCTATCAAGTTTTTTAAACATATTATTCATTGTCATGGTATCAATTATCATATCAACACCACTTCCAATCATTTTCGGAGAAATTCTTATAGAGTGACCATTTCTTAATTTAGATGCTTGACCGGGCGATAAATCAATTTGAATTTTATTCATTTTATAAAATTATTTTATATATAATATAATAATTTTATTTTTTATTAATTCAATTTTTATTTTATTTTTTTTATTTTGTTTTTTTATTAATTCAATTTTTATTTTATTTTTTTTATTTTGTTTTTTTTATTAATTCAATTTTTATTTTATTTTTTTTATTTTGTTTTTTTTAAAAATTTTATTTTATTTTTTTTATTTTGTTTTTTTAAAAATTTTATTTTATTTTTTTTATTTTGTTTTTTTTAAAAATTTTATTTTATTTTAAATTTGTTATAGAATATGATAAATTTTATAATCCGATTTTTGCAGTAACTCCTGATATAATATCAAGACTAAAATTCTTTTCATAAATAGCAAAAATGTAATAATCCATAGGTAAAGCACTTGAATTTGTTCCTTTTATTTGTAAAGATCTATAGGTCATTTGTTGATCTAAAGGCACCCTAGAACAGTTGACATAGTAATAAGGTTTTTTAACCCAAGATTTAAAATCAATTAGACCCGAACCAATACCAGGCGATTGATTACCATTAATGCCGAATTCATTAAAAAATTCATTATTAAATTGTTGATAACCGTATCTTGAATCTTGATGAAGAACATTAGAACCACCAACCATAATATTAAAATTATTGATATGAGCAAAACTTTGAGGGAGACCATCATCAAAAACATTGACATTATTATTTAAACTACTTAGAAAAGGAACGATTAGACAAGCTTTTAAATTAGCAATCCCGTTACTTACCAAATGATTAAAAGTATCACCAGCAGCAACACCTTTCAGGCTGAATTGATAATAATCATTGTAAGTTATAATTTTCTGGTGACCATTAGAATAATCGCGGTCCACATCTTCCAACATTTGATAAGCAGGGACCCATAATTCAACTTGTTTTCCAACCGCACCAGTTGGCAAAGTAGAAGCAATAGTTATATTTTTTTGAATAGAATCATGGCACGTATCACCAACATAAACACTTGTTCGTATAGTTCCAGCAGTAGAAGCACCAAAACCAGAAACAAAATTATTTAACATTAGAGGGATTGTTCCATTGTAGGCACGGTATTGAGCTGATTGAGCTGACCAAACACCATCGACCGCACCGGCAGTCGCAGTATGAGTGGCAGTAAAAGCAGAGTTATTCCAGAATACTTGTATTTTAAAATTTAAATTTTTAGATATAGGTATTACTTCAAAAAGAGGATGAATATCTTTAAGCATAATAGTAGCTTTAACCGAGTATTGAACGAGGGGAGAACTCACCACACCAACCCCATCAGTTATATTAGAAATATGTGATAAATATAATTTTTTAATTTCAGTCGCATTGATTAAATTTGATACTAATGAAGTATCAACCCCATCCAAAGAAAATTCAGTCATATCTAAATTAATATAACTTATTCTTTGAATTAAACCTTCATTCTTATCACTATTATTAGCACTAGTATTTGCAGGGGCATATTTGTTGTTATCAGTAGATAAACCCGCCGTGCTCACAAAATCAGGATAAAATCCAATGGTACTCCATCGGTTTTGAGTAGTCCAGCTTTCATTTGTTAAAAGTCTAAAATTATTGTAAATATCTATAAGTTGATTTTGTTGAACCATAGATTGTCCATTTAGATCGACGGTAATAGAATTAATCATAGATAAAAATGATTGTTTAAATCCAAGTGATTGAGTATAAGGCAGATCACCAGAAGGAGCAGCCAAACCAGCAGTAGTAGCACTATTATTAGTTAAAGTGATTAAAATAGGAACACTGAGGTACCCGGAGTTGTAATCTAAAAATTTATCATTATTAGAAAGAGAGGTTGTTTCAATAATTGAGGTCCCCTGATCATATTGAGTGGTTGTATCGTTGATATACAACCATTCTCGTTTATTAAAAAGTGAGACATATTTTGTTTCTTTTGATTTCTCAAGTTGCACGTGGTCTGATACAGCAGACATTTTTGTTTATATAATATAGAATTATAAATTAAATTAAATTTTATATTTTTTTATATTTTTTTAAAATGAAATTTTTTTATTTGAATTCTTTTTTTTATTTAATTCTTTAATTTTAATATCTTTGACTTTTTCAATAAGTTCGTTTAAACCTTTTCCGCTAACAATATTTGTATTATATTGAATTTCTTCAACATCATTATTTAATTCTTTTTTCGGAAGTATTTTTATTTTGTATTTTTGATTAATTGTAAGCATTTTTTCTTTTATAAAATATAAAAATATAAAAATAATAAATTATATTTTTATATTATATAAAATAAAAAAAAATGGCATCATATAGTAATTCAAATTATACAAATGATTTTTTTGATTTAAATAAAATTTATTTTAATCCTTCAACTTCTGGAATAACAACGGGACTCGCCCCAATAGAAAGTAATAGTAGTCTTTATTTACTAAAATCAGGTGGAACTATAAGTAGCAATCTTTTGATAAATGGTAGTTTAGATGTAAAATCAACTTTCACTTTGGAAACTATTGGAAATGTTGCAACTGTCATAAATGAATTACAAAACTCATCATCAAATAGTATAAATTCGTCTTCAAATTTAGAATGTAATAATTTAGAATGTAATACATTAAGTGTTATCACTGATTTAGAAGTAGGTGGGTCTATCTCGGCAAATAATGCTATAATTAATTTTGTAGATATTGGGAGCACTTTGTCTTCATTACAAACTCAAGTAAATTCAAAACAAGATTTTATAAATGACGAAACTTTATCAATTTCTAAAATTATAGACCTTCAAGTTGAATTAGATAAAAAAAGAAATAAAACGGATGCAACAAGCACTTTTAATGAAATCATATGTGCAAGTATTACTAACAATTTTAAAAATATAGAAGACCGAGACCATTTTCACTATACAAGCACATCAAATGTTTTAACTATAACTGTCAACAATTATGTTGTTTGGAACAGTGTTAAAAGAGGAAGTGATATTTTCGCTGGGCAAGGATTCGTACCAAAATATACAGGTTTATATAGTATTTCAGTTACTTTTTTTCTAGGCACAGATTCAGCCGGACTTGTTCGTGTTGCATTAAATGTAAATGGACAAGATTATAATTTAAATGGAACATCTACTTTTATAGTGTGTGCAAATGCTAATGAAAATGCAGACTCAAATATGTTTTCAGGCAATATAGTTGTAAATGGTGTAGCAGGTCAATATATCAGGTTAAAGGTTCGTGAAGGAACATTAAGATATTTAGCACAATACTCCTATTTTCACGGTTTTTATATCGGTGCTTCTTAATTTTTTTATGAATTTTCTTTAATACTAAAAATAAAATTAATTTCAGGATCTAAAATTTCCATTGGTTTATAGGTTTTACTTGATAAAATTCTAAAAGTTAATCTATTATAAAAACCAGTTTTTAAATTAGAATATATAGGGTGACTCGGTTTATCAATTATTAACGAGCCTATTGAAACACTAGGAGAAATGGCATATAAAATCCCTAAATTAGAAAATTGATTTTGGACTTGATCGCATACAATTAAGACACTATTATCAGGCGATACATTTGGTGCTTTGGTGCTATTATATGTTTTAATTTCAGAAGCAGCATCGGTTTGAAAATCTATGTCATACCCTAATATATCGTTCATACCAGAGGGAACTTTTAAGATTGGATTTTTAGCAACAATTGGAAAAGTTATTGAAGAAGTAAAACCAGCAGGAAGCGATGTTGGAACAGGATAAGTTAAAATATCAATTGAATATAAAGTATTAGAAATGACTATATCAATAAAATAAGTAATATTACCAGACTCAGTATTCGTCATAGTATGATTATTGACACCCATTACATATTGAATGTAAGCAGTAATATCAGTTATTTCATAAAAACCAATAGGCAACACTATAAAATATTCTATATTATCAATCCAAATATAAGATAATTTATTATTTAAGGTTGTTATATTTCTCCAAGAAAAATATAGAGTTGCGGAAGTAAGGGCGATATGTTTATTATTTAAATCTATACTTCTTTCAAATTCTATTTCAAAAGTGCTATTATTTACAGAATCCGTAATATGAGTTGAATTTATTATTATAGAAGACATTTTTTTTCAATTATATATAATAATTATATTTTAATTTAATTTTAATTTTTATATTATATTTTAATTTATTTAATTTTAATTTTTTTCTTTGTATAATATAAATGTTTAGTTATTATCATAAAAATCGATTAAATAGATTATCATACCAAAAACAATATTATCAAGATAATAAAAATAAAATAAAAGAATATACACATGATTATTATGAAAAAAACAAAGAAATTTTAAAGAATAAAAGAACTCAAAAAATAATTTTAGGAAATAATAATAATAAAAAAGAAACTAATAAAATTACTAATAAAATGGAAAAAGTTATGAAAAATATTATACTTAATTTTTTATAAATTTATTATATTTATAAAAAAACTTTAATAAAAAAATATAAATTTATTATTTTTACAAAATTGAAAATGTAAATTTACTATTTTTATATTTTATTTTCATCTTTTCAATACTAAAACATAGATGAAATTATATACCTCAGTAATTTTTGTAAAAACTTTTTTTAAAAAGTTTAATTTTTTATTTTTATATATTTACATTATATAAAATAATGTTTCATAAAGCAAAAACAGAATTAGAAAGGCAAAAAATATTTGATGAATATTTTTTAAATCTTTTAAAAAAAAAACAAAATATAAAAAGACATCAAAAAATTATTGATAATTCATCGCTTAATTTTGATCCAATAAATCAAGATAAAACTGCGAAGGGAGTTTTTAATAATTTTGTTGATTTGTTAGTTATTAAAAATTTTTTAGTAGAACAACTTTATAGCAGATTAAAATTAAATAAAAATGTAGTTCAAAGTTTTGTTAATAAATTGAATAGCAATGATATTTTAATTATGAATAAAATATTAAACGAATATATTCAATATATTAAAGATAATTATCAAAATGCCAATGATTATATTTTAAATAATAGTTTTAATGAATTGAAAAAAAATTATAATGTTAAAGAATTGCAAGAGAAAAATAAAGAAATACTAAAAGAAGATCAAAAAGAAATGCGTGACATAGTAGAAGAAAATATACCAGGAGATAACTTGAAGCCACAAGCAGCAGTTGATGAAGGATTCTTTTCTGGTGATGAAGAAGAAGAAGAACAAGCAGCAGATCAAGGAGAAGAAGGAACGACATTAGGAGAGACCGACACTAAAACCGATGAAGGAGTATCAGTTTTGTCTGGTTTATCCGACGAAGACGAAGGAGCAACAGAAGAAATAAAAGCAGATAAATTTTTAGAGAATACAATATTTAAATTAAAAGGATCATCCACCTTGGGTGTGGTTACGATAAAAAACAAAATATTTGGATTAGTTGTTCATGATGATGCTAATTATTTTTCGAGTAAAGGTAAAGTAATACCACAAACAATTCTTAATCAGAAATTAAAAGAATATATTAAAGAGAAACTAAACAAGGCACCAGAAAAAGACAAAAAAGAAGTAAGATACAAATTTTACCAAAAAGTTATTGCGGCTTTTCTTGAAGTAACTGAAAACAACAAAGAGATTCAAGACACAAATTATAACTTATTTTTGAAATATATAAGATTAGTAAGAACTCAAGGAAGCGGAATAAAAAAAAGAAGAAAAATGATAGGAAGAGGCTTAATAAGCGAAGAAGTCAAGGCAGATAAATATTTAAAATTAGGGAAATATAAAGCAAATAAAGAAAAACTATTAGGAGGAAAATTACAAATTAGATCCGAAAATGAAAACCAAGTAAATAATGTAAAAAGTCAAATGATTAGCAAAAATATTAGAGATATTCTTTTAAAAATAAATAAAAAAGAAATTATTAATTACAGCGATGTTGATAAGTTAGATGAAAATGAAAAAAATGATTTATATAATATTGGAAAAAAATTACATATAACTGAATTATTTGAAATACCAAGCACTTTAAAAAATCAAGAAGAGAAATTGAAAGATGAATTCTTTAAACTAAGAGGGTCTATTATGGCAGGGAACAACTCACCCGAAATTTTAAAAAAGTTTAAAATGATTTTAATAAAAATGAAAAATAATAAAATGATATCATTATCAGAATTTAATGAAATATTAAATATATTTTTAGAGATGGATTATTAGAAATTAATTAAATTTTTTATATTTTTTATTTTCTAATTTATAATATAAAATGGAAAATTTTTATACTAAAAAGGAAGTTAAAAAATATTGTATTCAAGGGGAAAATCCAAATTATCATTTGCATAATTTTGATGTGCCGTTTCGGGCCTTAGTGATCGCACCGAGTGGAAGTGGAAAAAGTAATTTTTTAACAAATTTAATAACTTTATTTTGTAAAGGAACTGAAGGGACTTTTGATAATATTTATATATTTTGTAAATCACGCGATGAACCGTTGTACCAATATTTAAGTGACAAATCTAAGGGACTTATTGATGTTTATGAAAATTTAGATAAATTACCAGCTATAAATGAGTTAAATAATTGCAAACAGACTTTAATAATATTCGATGATATGGTTACCGATTTAAAGAAACACCCGATAATATCAGAATATTTTATAAGAGGCAGAAAGAAATCAGCTTCTATAATGTTTTTAAGTCAATCCTATTACAATACCCCGAAGATTATTCGACAAAATGTAAATTATTGTGTCATTCTAAAATTAGGAGGAACTAGAGATATAAACAGTATATTAAGAGAATGTAGTATAGGAATAAGCAAAGAACAATTATTATATATGTATAATAAAGCAACAAAAAAAAAATTTGATACCATGATAATAAACCTTGATAAATCTGGAAATGAAAGATATCGAAT